CCTGCAGAAACGCCTGCATCGGGAATTGAATGTCGTCCACCGGAAGGTCCGCGCCGAGCGTGGTGGCGAGGTTATAGACCTGGGTGCCGTTGGTGATGTTGAAACTGAGCGTGGCCGGGATAAGGGAGAACAGGCGGGTCGATCCCGCCTGTTGCGCCATGATGAGGTCGAGCCAGGTCATGGCCCGGCGCAGGTGTTCGGGCTGCGCCGCCGATTCGGTCGGGGGAAACGCCCCGATCGCGCCAAGCGCCTGCTCGCAAATCTGCTTGGCCGTATAGACCTGGCTCATCGCAGGTTACGCCGCGTCCTCGATTTCCGGGGTCGGCAGGAATTCGTCCTTACCGATGTCGGGTTGCTTGGAGCGCTTGGCCTCGCGGTCCTTGATCCCGCTCTCGCGCAGAAAGTCGATCATGGACTGGCGATCACCCTTGTCGCGGATTGCCTCGCCGCCCGGCAGTTCGAGGGTGCGCTGCAACAGCGCCATGTTGGTAAGTTCGCCGTAGCTGGCGATGGTCTGATCGTCGCCGATCACGAAGCGTTCGCCGGCGCCCATTTCGTCCGGCTGTTTGGGCCGGCGCGCATAGGGCTCCAGATTGCCGTCCTTGTCGGTACGCTTGAACGCCTCGTGCTTGAGGAACTTGATAGCGGTGGCGAGCGGCAGTTCGAGCGCTTCGCCCGGCTTGAACGTGTAGGTCTTGATGACCCCGTTCTCGATCATTTCGTGGCTGCGCGGGGGATGGCCGGCGACCGCTGTGGTGTCGAGCACGAACAAGGTTTTCGGGATGCGCGGAGCGCTGGCTTCCACGTCGCCACGACGTGGCGAATCATCGGCTGCGCGCGGGGGCCGAGACGAATCGGGCAGGGTTTCGTTCATTTGCTCTGATCCTCTGAGGGGATGGGACAACGGCCGGACTGTGAGGCCCGGCCGTCTCGTTTTCGTAAACGCCGACCCGCTTAGGCCAGGTGATAGGGCAGACGGAAGAAGCCCTTGGCCGTATCGGCGGCGGTCAGCAGCGTGTAGCTCACCGAGACCGCGGCGTGCGCGTCGGTCAGGTAGTCGGTGTCGGAGCCGAACAGGGCGCCATTGGCGCCATGCACCAGCCCGAGAGTGCCAACCGAAGTCGCCGTGCAGAGCCCGTTGGCATCGCCGCCCGACTCGGTCGAAAGCGTGCCAACCTCGATCGTGATGCCGCTATCCGCCGTCGTCACTTGCAGCCCCATGCCACCAAGGCTCGGCATCGCCACCGCCGGACTCGGCAGATTGAAGCCGGTATCGGTTTCGGTCGCATCGCCCGCTTGGTTGGCAACCGAAAACGGAATGACCGCCAGTTGCGTCTTTTTCGCAGTATCGACCTCGTACTCATTGAGACCGGACGGCCCGATGCCGGTGAGCACGATGAACTGCCCGCCCGGTGCCATGATGTAGAGATCGACGGTCAGCTTGGTGGAGGCCACGCAGAAGTCGATCATGCCAGCGGTGAGCTGCAGCGGGTTGGCGAGGGCCACACCGTTCTTGTCGGTGAGGGTTTCCTTGTCGGGGGAGCCGGCGATTGCGACATGGCAAGCGCCGCCAGTTGTGATGATGCTCTGCTTGGTGAGCGCATCCTTCAACTGGATTTTGTAGTGGTTGTAGGAGGGCGTGTTGGTCATCGATCAATCCTGGGGTTTGAGGTTTTCGGGGATCACGCCGGCGCAAACGCTGCGCCGACGCCGATCACTCCCGCGTTACGCCGCCGCCGCGGTTTTGACCGCGATGGTGCCGAAGTCCTGGGCGGTGTTTGAGTCGTACACCGATTTGAACTGCGGCTTGAGCATCCCGATCTTGCGACCGATGCCGATGCCGGGCCGGTTGTTGTAGTCGGTTTGATCCGACTCCCGCCAGAACATCGAGCCGACCGTGGCGATGCCGCCGGCCTGGGCGCCGAGCATCATCGCCTGCGCGCCGTCAACGGTGCCCGCGGCGCCCCACTTCGAGCCCGAACCCAGGCCCGAGGTGTTGAACACCTTGTTGTGGCTGTGGATCACGAGGCTGTCCACGGTAGCGATGGCGCCGGTGAACAGCGGGTTTTTGCTGCCCGCCTTCTCGGCCGACCGCACGATGGTCTGATAGGTCGGGTCGAGCACGAGGTCGCGGCGCTGTCGGGGGTGGATCACCAGGACGTAGTAGTTACGCCCGCCCGATCGGATGGGACGCAACCGCTTTTCCTGCGCCAGCGTGTTGGCCTGGACGCAGGTCGCCCAATCCATCTTGTCGGACGTGGTGAGCGTGGCTTCCGAGGTTGCCGTGCCGTGGTAGAGGATGCGATTGCTGGACGGAGCAACCACGTCCGCGGCAAACGACAGCGAGGGAAGCTGGCTGTTGACGCGGGTCGCGCCGTTGTAGGTGAGCGTGTAGGCCCGGCCCGAGAGGGTCAGGAACATCAGTTCGTCGAGCTTGTCGGAGAGCCAGAACGAGAGCTTGTCCTTGCTCTGCTCGCGGAAGCGCACGACGGTTGCCTGTTCGGCGATCTCGCCTTTTGATTTTGTCCCGTGTCTCAATTGATCGATGCGGATGGTCTGCGCATCGTTGATCATGGCTTCTTCGTTGCCATCCAACTCGTTGTCGCCGACCACGCCATCGTTCTGCAGGTCGAGCACGAGTTGCATGACACATTCGAGGCCACGCTCGGTTTCGGTGAGCTTCGTGACCCGCTGGATCACGGAGTTCATGTCGGCATCGGACGAGCCGATAAAGCCGTTGGCGAAGAAGAAGGACTGGTCGCGGCCAGCCTTCCAGATTTCCAGCGCCCACACCTTTTTCTGCGCGGCGGTGAGGGAGCCGAAGTCGGTAACAGCCATGGGAATACCCTTGGTTTACGTTGTGCCGAGAAGTCTCTTGCGGGTGGCTTCGGGCAGCCGGTCGTATTCGTCCTCGCCCATGCTTTCGAGGCGCGCGTCGGATGGCACGTCCGCACCACCAACCTCGGTGCCGCCCATCTGATTGAGATTGGGCGGCGCGTTGGCGATCTGTGCGAGCTTGGCATCACGGGCTTTCGCCGTGGGGCTGAGCGCGGGTTTTGCCGGTTGCCCGCCTTGCGACGGGGTTTGACCAGGAAGTGCGATGCCTTTGGCCTTGGCGAGATCGCCGATCAGGGCAGGACCGTATCGGTCGGCCAACTTCGCCGCTTCTTGGCGAAGTTCGTACCGGGTCATCGGTTGCCCATCGGTGGGGTCGAGGCCGCGCGCGACGAGATTGTTGCGCGCCTGTGTTTCAACGAAAGCCCACGCCGCGTCGGCGTCGGGGCCTTGCAAGTCGTTGAACACCTGGCACCACGGATGCTGAGTTTCGAGTTGAGCGGTCAGCGTTCCGAGGTAGAGCCCATCGTCGGTCGGTCCCGGCTGCTGCGTAGCGGCCGGCTTGACCTTGGCCAGTAGGGTTTCCTCGCGGATCGCGGCCTCTTTATTGGCGAGGTCGCGGCTCTGCTTGGTCAGGTCCGCCATGGTGATCTCGCCATTATCGAACTTGGCGGCGAGCGCATCCTGTTGCGCCTGGAGGTCGGCAAGCCGCTGATCGGCGGTCGGCTGTTGCTGCTGCGCGGGACCACCGGGTTGCCCGTCGCCTTTCGGCAGCGGCGCTCCGGTTGCCAGTGCGTCGGCACGGCCTTTCCAATAAGCGGCTTCGGCAGCCCTTTCGTCGCCTCGGGCCAGCGCTTCATCCAGTCTCGCTTTCGGGATCATCACCGGCGCTTCGCCGGCGGCTTCCCCCTTGGCTTGAACTGGCTGTTGCTGGCCTGCGGGTTTTGCGGGATCGCCTGCGGGCTTGTCCTTGTCGTCGCCGTCGCCGGCAGCCTTCTCGGCTTCCGCTGCGGCTTTGGCGTCGGTCAGAGCTTGCTCGTCGGCATCGACCGGGGCATCCGGATCGGGCTGAGGTTGGGGAGCTGCACCCGCTGCTGCGGCTGCGGCGTCAACGACGGCCGGGTTCGGTTGCTGCTGGTCGCCCGGAACGGGCTGTGCACCATCGCTATTCGTGGTCATCATTCATCTCCTGTCGCGGGATGTTGCGGAAGCGCCCTTGTCGTCGGCGGCACGGTCCTGATTGTCGCGGTCAGGGGTCGCGGAAAAGCACCCGGCAAGTCTCGCTAGGTGAGGGAGGGCCTAGAAACGGGCCAGAATTTCGTGGTAACGATGCGCCATGAGCCACATCGAAGAATTACAGTCGCGGTTTGTGGCTGCTGCGGACGCTGCAAACGACGCCGAACGCGAACGACTTAAAACGGCACTGTTTGCCGCTGGCCCGCAGTGGGCAGACCGATCACCGGACGACATCATTGCAGCAATTGAAGCCGCGGGCTTTCTGATCGTCTCTTGTCGTGTTCTCGATGCAATCCAAGACGGCCTTAACCGAGTGCGATGATGCTGCACCGCCGTTCATTCCTCACCGGCCTCACCGCGTCGCTGATCGCGGCACCGGCCATCGTGCGCGCGGCCAGCCTCATGCCGGTGCGCGGGATTGTCATGCCAGTAGAGCGGCTAGTCGGGCGGGTGCGCGTGATGGCTAAATACATGGCAGGAGATACAATAGGCGGCTCCTGCTGGCATGTTTTTTACGCTCCGATCATAGGTACCGGAGATCACCACGTCATCAAACTGGAAGGTGTTGACCACAGCCCAACACAGTTTCAATTTGACAGATGCGAATATCTTGAGATGGGCATGGCGGACCTGTCGCGCGACAAGCCGTTACTCTGCCAACGCGCTTAGATGTCCCAAAAGTCGAACGGGTCCCATCCGCAGGCCATGATCTCGCAGACCGTCATGGCAGGACCGATGCAACAGCAAGCAACGCCTTCACGCCCGCCCATGCGGTATGCGCGGCGCCGACCACGGCGAGCGCAACTGCGGTGAGTAGCGCCTTGCCGAGCATCCCTTCCATGCGGGTGCGGGTGCGTCGGGTCCAGTCGAAATCGGCCGGCAGTTCCTCGTCCTGTGCCATCTCGCGCAGCTTGGCGAAGATCGCCTGCGACACCAGGGGTTCCGCTGGATCGAGCCCCATGCGCGTGAATGTGGACGTGACCGCCTGATTGGCCGCTTCGGTCGCCACCTGCTGCAGCAACGCCACGTCGCTCGGCTTCAAGCCCTGGACGTACAGCCCTGCGCCGCCATTCTGATTGGGCATGGCGTCACTTCATGTCCGATAGGCGGGACTTAGGCTTGCTCTTATCGCCGCGCTTGCCCGTCCCGCGCGGCACCGCGTCGGAAATGCTTTGCGCTTCGTTCATGTTGATAGCGCGTTCGCCAGCTAAGTATTCTGGCGATGCAGCAGGGCCGAGACCAAGGCGGAAAGGATATTCTCGGGTTCGTTCAATGAACTTATTTTGCCCCGCGCTGCGCGGCCGTAACATGGCATCAACAAAATAATTGGTGTGTTCGGCATCGCCTTTATCGTCGGCCATTTTAATGCCTCGTGCTCGCCGCCCGCTGTCCGCGCGCGCGCTTGAATGTCTGTCCTTCCGCCGGCGCCAAGACTTCCCGCATTGCGGTGTGCCAGAGCTGCCAGCACCCTTCCGCCTTCTCCATGGTGGAGGGCAGCCCGGCCAGCAGCACGTCGGCAAAGTCGAGCAGATCGCTCTCGCCCTGCACCCATTCCATCGAGAACGCCACGTCGCCGTCCTCATCAAGCCACATGATCGCGTAGCGGCCGTATTCGACCCGATCCGGTTGGACGTAGATCGCGGAGCCGTTTGACGCGACGGGCTGCGGCGCGGTGAACACCACCACCCAGGCCCCGTCATGGTGCAGATCCCGGTTAAGGGCGCGCAGCACGTCGTCGGCCCACATTGTCTGTTCCGCGATGATCTGCGGCGACCCTGGATGATGGCCGAGCAGGCGGCCGTCGCGGAGCCGCACAAAGGCAAAATACTGGCCGTTGCCGCCTTCGAGATGGGCTTCGCCCTCGAAGCGCTGCAGCAAAGCAGGCGTCACCAACAAATCATCGCTGAGCATGGGCTACCTGCGCGTCACAATCATGCCGACGAAGGCGAACAGGAACAGCACGAACAGTCCGCCAACCGCGATGATCGCGGTGTTCGGGTCGATGATGAGCGCGACGCACTCGTTCATCGCGTAAACGGCACGACATTGGCCGCCACCGCGCCGCCGCCCAACGGGCCCGGCGTTTCCTGGTTGGGCTGCGGAACACCGCCCTGCGGCGGCCCGCCATGCGGGGGCGCCCCGCCCGGCGCGGGTTGACCACCACCCGGCGGCGGCTGTCCCTGCTGCTGGTTCTGCGCCTCGGCCACGGCCTTGATGCGTTCGATCCACTCGTCCTTGCGCGGCAGGCTCGACATATCGATGATGAGATCGGCAAACAGCGGCATGTAGGGCGCAATCGCCGGTCCCATCTTTTGCAGCAGCATCAGCATTTCCTCGAACTGCGCGTTGAGGAACGTGTCGCTGAGCGGCGCGTCGTCGATCACCACGTCGTATTTGCCTACCGTCACGTCGTTGACGATGGCTGAAAGGCCGCTGGTCGGGTCTTGCTGTTCCGCGTTGAGCAGGATTTGGGAAAACTTGCCGTTCTTCCCCATGATCCGGTACATGCGCGGCTCGGTGTAGTGGTTCTGGATGATCGATAAGTGCTGCGCGCCGACCAATCCCTTCGAGCGCTTGAAGTTGTCCATATACATCTGGATCGAGAGCACGGCCTGACGCTGCTTGGCCTGAATAGCCCGGCCCGATTGCACCGCCATTTCCTGACCGAGCGCGGCTTCGTTGATCCCGGCAATGTCTTTGAGGTCGTGGCCGGCGTCGTCCTCCAACAGCTTGTGCGCGTTGGCCGGGCCGCCCGGCTCGATCTGTTCCGGCGGGTGCTTGGTGGTTGACTTGAACTTGATGTTGACGCCGGGCGAGGAACCATAGTTCTGCAGCTTGCGCTCCTGCACCGGGTCGAACGTGTCGTCGGCAAACTTCCAGCCGCCGTTTGCAGTCTTGGCCGCGATCTCGGAGCGGGCCGAGCGGTGTTTGTTCTTCTCCATCTGCGGGTCGATCAAGTCCTCGACCATGCCGCGTGTCATGCCGCGCCGGAAATACGGGAAGTACGGGGTCAGCGTGTAGCCATCGTACATCGAGGCGTGATCGTACAGAATCAGGTCGCCGGCAAAGCTCGTCCACTGGATGCGCTCGACCATGCGGCGCTGCACCCGCGCCGGCTGGTTGAGGCTTTCGTGGTAGAGCAGAACCTTGTCGATTTGGTCCTGCTTCCAATCGTCGGGCAGCACCTTCTTATCGCCGGTCTCCAGGTCGATCAGGACGTTCTTGGGCTCGACCACCTTGTACTGCGCGTCGATCAGCCGAATGGTGCGACGGCGCGTGTCGATGAAATCCCCGACCAGGGAATAGAATGTGTCCCAAAAGTCGTTGTCGATGTCTTGGCGCTCGCCGAAGGTCCGCACCGGCGACAGCTCATCCTCGATAATCATGGAGGACAGCGGGGCCAGCGGGGTCTGCCCCATCACAAAGGGCTGCAGCAGGTCGGTGGCCTTCTTGCCGAACCAAGCCTCGACCTCGTCGAGCGAGACAAACTTGGTCTGCATCACGAACGAGTGGTTTTCGTTCAGGTCGTAGCTGTCGGCGTCCGGGTCGAGATAGACGGTAAAGGGATCGCAGGCACCGGTCCTGATCTCGCCTAGGTCGTTGTTGGTGAAGTCGAGCCGGGTGTCGTAGTAGCCGCGCGCCGAGATCAAACCGTCAAGGAACACCTCGGTGTCCACATAATCCATGTGGCTGCCTTCCGCGATCACCTTCTCGATGCGGGTCAGGGCTTCGGCGAGCTTCTCGGACGCGCGCTGATCTTGACCGGGCAGGAATGTAATGTCGGACTTGTTCGATCGGTGATAGCCGAGGACCAGGCGGACCAGCGGCGCGATCATGTTGAACTTGAAGGCCGGGCGCTTCTTGCGCTTCATCTCGGCAAGTTGCTGCTCCGTCCACTGGCGGCCCTCGAAGAAATCGACCGCCTGCTTGGCTCGCTCCGCCCATCGCTGCTGCGCCCAGGCCGAGCGCTGCCATCGCTCCGCCAGGAGCAGGACCTTGGACGGGTCCTGCTTGGGTAGTTTTTTGGGCGGGACCGGGCCGAATTTCATGCGGGCGTTATGCTTTCAGCCGATCCAGTCCGGCCCGGTGTAAACGGGCAGGCCGTAGAATTTCGGCTTTGTGGGTATGTGCCTTGGCGGTCGCTGCCAGCCCCATCGCCAGTAGTAGCGATAGACCGTGGTCTGAGACACGCCCGTGCGCTGGCTGGCGTTGTAGGGGTTGCAGCCTTTATCGAAAGCCGCGCGCAACGCCTGTTTTTTGGGCTGCGGCAGTTCGCGGCGGTCGAGCATTGGTCACGATGACAAACGGCTTGTCATGGCACCGTAATCCCCGTGAGCGCGGGTTGGGTGAGCCAGAGGGCGAGCCACTGTTGCTGGCCGTTGAGAGCGCGGTCGCCTGCGGCGCGATTTCCGAAATAAACTGTGCCGGAAAGCGTTAGCGCGTTGGCGCTTGAACCAGGTGATCCACCTGTCGTCAGAATAGAAAAGGCCGAGCTATTAAATTTAGAAAGCGTTTTGACCGTTCCGCTGTAGGTGCCGCTGCCAAGAACCGATGTTGCATTGTTTGCACCATTTTGTAGCTCAACGGTATTGTTGCTGGCCCAGTATTGAAGCGGACCTCCACTCGTTTCAAAAAACCGTGGGGTTGTTCCGCCAGCTACGTTCGATGTTTTTTGAAACCACGTTTGCGCCTGCGCCGCAATCGCATTGAACAGCGCCGTTCCTGTGCGAATGTCACCGCCGACCGGGGCGGAGGATCCGGCGACGACTACGGGGCTGTCGATGGCGAAGGTGGCTTCTTGCAGAGAGTTGAGGGCAACATAAACATCACTCGACGCTGCCGTGAGGCCGACTTTCAATGTCTGCGTTGTGCCAGAGGGCGTGACATTGGCTGAAGTGGTCTTTGCAAAATTTGTTTGAAGGACAACAGAACTGCCGCCATCTGCAAATGAAAGCGTTGCCGTGCCAGCCGCGACATAGCCATAAACGCTCAGCGTATGCGCGTTTGTGTTGCCAACTGTTCCTGAAAAACGAATACCATCTCCGCTCCCGCCCTGTATTCGAAGGAATGCGGACACGATGTTTGCAAGCCCGGCAGACGTAGCCGCCGATTGAACCGCTGCGGGGGCCGACGCGAAAGGCACGATGGATGGAGTGGGCGAACTAACGCTAATATCGCCAGTCAGGTCTGTTGGGTTGGCGTTGAAATTAGCGCATTTGTTCGTCCGCGCCTCGAACTCATAGGCTCCCGTACCGTCGGGGATGCTGAGGGTTTGACCGGCGGGGGCGGAGACATAAACGCCTGCTGCGTTCTTGCCCCATCGGGTGCCGGTGCGGGCGTTGGTGAAAAACGTACTCTCTGACGTGATTTCTCCCACGCCTTCCAGGTAGCCGCGGCCGATGTCGTCGTGCCAGGCCAGGGTCGGCAGCGGGCCAAAGCGTTCATATGCAGCGCTAAACCAGTCGGGCGGACCCGCAAACAGTTGTCGGCGTCGCTCGGCCAGCATGGCTTAGTCGTGCGCCGCCCGTACCGCCGGAATCCAAATGCTTTGCGCAGTCGGCGTCCAAGCGCCGGTTGCGATCAGCAACATGTTCAGCGCGCGCGAGGCTGCACCGGCTTGCAGCAGCATCGGCGGTGACTTTGTGCCGATCAGCGAGAAACTGTCTGACGAGCCGTCGCCGGTGTTGGACACGGTGAGATCGACATAGCCCTGCCGCTTGGTGCGGTTGGCCTCAAGCTGCGAATAGGCGCTTTGATCGGCGCCTGGATCGGTGATGGCGACGTTATAGAGGATGGCCCGCACCGCCACGCCGGACGGGATTGAAATACCGCCGGATTTCGATACGTCCACCTTGACTTCGGTGAGCCACGCGGTTCCGCCGTTCTTGCGGAAAAAATTGGTGAACGTGAACAGACTGGCCGTGCCATCGGCTATCGTTTTGTTCGCGGCATAAGCGGTGGCGTTGTTCGGGCGTGTCTTGGCTCCCGACCCGCCGGCGCCGTCATCCGCCCATACAAAAGATGAGATCCCGCCAGCTTGGCCAATGTAATTTTCGCCGGCGCCAAGCCCGTTATTGGGTGACAGCGCCACGACAGCCGCCGGGTCGGTTGCAACCGCCGCAGTTGAGGCCGCTTTAACCGCCTGCTTGATCGTGTCTGTGGTGCCGTCGATCAGCGTGACCTTGCCGATGTCGATGGTCGGCGCCGCGGCGAGCTGCACGATGAGCTGCCCGGTCGAGGGATCGATCGATACCGGATAGGCTTTGCCATCGCTGCCTATCCCGAAGAAGGTATAGCCACCTTCCTTGGTGCTGATTAACTCGCCACGAATCGCCATCGCCGTGCTCCAGGATCAGAGGAAAGCGGCCCGCCGCGCGATCCGCGACGGGCCTGTTTGGCGATTACGAGCCGACCGCGACGGTGCCGAGCCCGGCCTTGCCCGCACCCACAGCCGGGTTCGAGACATAGACGTAGCCGGAGACCGTGGCCTTTTCCCAAAACGAATAGCCGACCGCGCCGCAGCTCGATCCGTTGACCAGGATGCCGCCGTTCTGCGTGGCCGCGACCTTGAACACGCCGTCGCCCGCCAAGCCGCCAGCGAAGATGCCGGAGTTGGTGAACAGGCACTTGTCGAATTCGGCCGCCATGTCCTGCATACCGGAGGTTTGCACCTGGATTGCAGCGTGATTGGCATGGTTGCCGCGGCTGGCGAACTTGCAGTTGTTGAAGCGATTGCGTGACACCGCACCGCTCATCGTCATGCAGCTCGAGGTCTTGTTGCCGAGATAGACGGTATCGAGGCCGATGTAGCAGTCCTCGAACTTGTTCTCGGACCCGGCGAGCCACAGCGACGAACCGAGGTTTTGATCCATCGAGTTCGACGCGGAGCCGTCACCCATGCCCGAGATCGTGACCCCTTTGAACGAACAGTGCTGGCCCGCGTGCTTGAACGCGGTCGGAACGCCGCCGCCGGTGCCGGTCCAGCTCGCGACGCCATGGAACACCGAGAAGTTGGCGAACAGGCAGTTCTTGCCGGTGTTGTTGAACACCGTGTTGGTAGCCACGTCCGTAGTGGCGTTGCTGATGCGGGCGCGCTGCTGCGTGCCGCCGCCGGACTGGCCGATCAGGTGCACGCCGTCCTTGGCCCAATTCAGGCCGCCGGCGGGAACGCGGTAGGTGCCGGGCGTCGCCGCATCGGTGGTGGCGAGCAGCACCACGATGTCGTTCTGATTGGCGGTGGCAAGCACCTGGGCCTGCACCAGCGTCTTGATCGCTTTGGCCGCGGACAGCCCATCGTTGCTGTCGTCGCCGGTATTCGGGTTGACGTAGATCAGCCGGCCGCCGCTGGAAATGCCCCCGAGCACGGGAGCGCCATCAATGTAGATTGTGCCGTCGTCGAAAACCTGGAAGCGTCCTGCAGCGACGTGCCAAGCCGAGCCGAGAATGTCCTGGGGCATAGCTACTCCTTCTCCGGGGTTGCCGGGGTTAAGACGTGCATTGCGTCTTGGTGGTGAAACGTCAGGCGGTCATAAAGTCGCCGCCGCCATCGTCGGCGCCGAGGTCACGCATCCACTTCGGGACGTTCTCGGGAATGTCGATCGGCAGCAACTCGGCAAAGGTGAGCGCGCCGGCGTCGCCCCAATCCGGAGAGAACCCGACGCGCGCCTTGATCTTGGGCTTTGGCTCCAGCACCAGGCGGCCGTTCGGGTCGTGGCTGTAGCGCGGCGAGGTCAAATGGCGCTGCGCCACGTCGCTGTCCGGGATCTGCGCGCCGCCGGGGTCACGGAACCAGTCCCGCATCCGCGCCCACATCTCGCAGCGCCGGTTGGGGTAAAGGTCCGGCTCCTGGGCTTCCGAGCCGAAGTTGACGCCGACCACGCGGCTTTCAAACCCGCTGGCGCGCACAATCGACACCACGGCGGCGCCCATGCCCTCGGATGCGTCGATGAAAGCCTTGCGAATGTCCGGGTTGTCGCGCAGGTGCCGCGAGACCTTGGCCGCGATGAACGTGGCGTCGTCCGAGTAGTATTCCTCGTCGATCACGCCCATGCGCCGGCCCTGGCGGTCGATGATGCGGGTTGCGTCCCTGACCAGGATTTTGCCCTTGTCGTCCTTTTCGTCCTTGTTGGACCTGGCCACGTCCACGCCGAGCACGCGGGGCAGCCCCGATTGATCGCCGACCTTCTTGCGCCGCGCCGCGAGAATGTACTCATCCGCGATCAGGCTGTTGGTCGAGCCGGATTCGAAGGCCTCGGCCGCGGTCGCAGGATACTCGCGCTTAAACTCGGAGCCGATCTCGCCCGGCTTGCCGCCCAACTCGATGTTCTTGAAGTGGGCCCAACACAATTGCTGGTCGGTGAGTTTGTAGAGTTCCTGGTATTTCTGCTCGTCCTGGCTCGGATCAAAGTCGGACGGCAGTTCTCGCACATTGTCCGGGTCGATCATCCAGGGCAGGAAGATCGGAATGAAGTCGGACAGACCGCGCTCGGCCAGCCCCCATTGATCGTAGAACGCGCCGAACGGGCCGTTGCTGGTGCTCTCCATGATCGCTTCGGTGCCGGGCACCAGCGACACGGCCTGCACCACGCCTGCCCAATGCTTTTGCGCCTGCGCCCAAAACGCGGCTTCCGAGCCGTGGAACAGTTGCAGCGTGGCGCCGCGGCCCAACCCCGACACGTTCTTGGCGGTGCCGACCCGGTAGCCGCTCTCCATCTCGGCGAAGTCGAGTTCGTTCTCGTTCGAGGCGAGCAGGCGATGCCGATAGTCGCCCGGCATGTTGTCGTGGATGCGCCGCACCATGTCGAACAAGGTCTGTGTCGCCTTGTCCTCATGGGTGAGGATGAAACTGTGGTGGCCGCGCCACAACGATGTGCGCTGATAGAACCTCGCCCCGACATAGGTGGAGATGCCGAGCCGGCGGGCCTTGAGCACCAGGGCGCGCACCAGGCCGCGGCTGTCGCGCTGGCGCTCAAGCCTGCTGTGCAATTCCTCCTGCGCTTTGTTCCAGATGAAGGGCACGACTTCGCCCGGCCGCTTGGTGCCGATCTTGACCAGCTTGGCGCAGTAGTGCCGCAGGTCGCCGCGCATCAACTGATCGGCGGCCTCGTAGCGTTCGAGCCGGGCAGCGACAGTCATCTCTTTCCGTTGAGGTCAACGATATTGGCGCCGGCAGCTTTGAGATCGTCGCGGCGCTGGTACTCCTTGAGCCGGTCGGACAGCGGGATCTCGGTCTCGCCCTCGCCGCCATCGTCGCCGGCATAGCCCTGCCGTGGATGCAGATAGGGCGCGGCCATCGCAGCCTGCTCGCCCGCCATCTTGCGCAAGGTCAAGACGGTGCGCAGCGCCTCGATGATCTGAGCGCTTTTGTCCTCGCCTTCCGGCTCGCCCGCCGGATCAGTCGAATCGCCCTCGTCCTCGGTGTCGTCCGGCTCGTGGTCCGGCATGGCCTTGCCGTCGAGCAGATCGTTGAGTACCCGCACCGCCTCGGAATGGTAAAACCGCATGTTGTCGAGCATGACTTCGAGCGGCAGCAACCCGCCCTCATGCGCGCGCGCCACAATTTCCTGGGTCTTGACGTTGGCGGCGCCGCGCGGGCGGCCAGCACCAGGTCGGGAACCTCCACGAGCCATCGGCTGTGATTTCCTATGATAAAATTCAAACTTGATCGGGTCGTAGCCCTCTTTCGCCCCTGATCGCGTCCTCCAGCAGACACGCCTTGCGCACCAACTCGTCTTTATCCTCGTGCCATGCCTCGGGCTGGTGGTTCATGGGCGGGCGCATCCGGCGGATGCCTTCCTTGATGTCGGATACGGCCTGGGCGATCTCGTCCCGGCTCATCGGGCGCTTGGCGGCGGTCGCCGGCGCCTTGGCCGGGGCCGGGGCGCCTGGGCGGCGGCGGACGCGCTCGACGATGAAGCTCATGCCGCCTCCCACACCTTGGGCTCGACCACTCCGCCCGAGACCACCACGGCACCCCTGACCACGGTCAGGTGCCGGCCGTAGGTGCGGTCAGGATGCGCGCTGCTCATCACGCTGGCCGTCATGGTGAAGGCGGGGCGATCCTTTGCCACCACGCGCAAGAACTCCTGGGCGAGCTTGAAGCACTGTTCGCTCGACCCGCTGCAGACCTGCACGAAGTCGCGCTTGATCACCTTGACCCCGATGCCGTGCGCGCCCGAGGCGACGAAGCCCCGCAGCGTCTTGGGCAACAGGAACGCGATGCGAACCTCCGGCACCCATCGCGGTGGAGAGCGCTTGAGCGAGGTGACGTTGAGATCATGCAGCCGCGCAAGCGTCGGCCGCCGTGGAGATTGCCGGCGCTCGGTCTTGCGATTGGTGATGAGTTCGCCGTCCCGCCAGTGCAGGGTGCGACCCGACATGGCGTTATCCGCCGCGCAGCCAGAAGAAGGCGCGCAGATCACGGGCGCGCCGCCACGTCACGGCGTCGATCGACGGCAGCCGGCAGATCGCGTCCATCAGTTCTCGAAGCGAGCGCATCGTCTGCTCCAGCGGATCGCGGCCGGCTCGCCCTCGGGCGTCGAGACCGACTGAAAGAGCGAGCCGGGCCGCACACGAATGAGCGGGTGGGGTCCGCCCCTCCGCGATACAGATGCGCTGTACTGATTGGGAAAAGGTAAAGGCCCGGACGGATGCCGAGCCTGTGATTTCGGAAGTACGCCGATCCGCCGTGGCGGTCAATTGGCGGTCGATCGGCGTGGTTAAGAAATACCGCTCAGACCGATTTTGGGGGGTACTCCAGTGTCACGGCGAGTCGTTTTAACGCACCAGTGACCGTTTGTGGGGCTCGGTTTTCGGCGCGATCCCTCGAAAACCCCAAAAACGAACAGACCCGCCGATTCGCGGCGGGCCTGTCCAAGCTCCCCACGGATGGCGGTTATGCCGCCGCGCG